TAATTGCTCTGGCATCTGCATCGTCTATTCCTACAGTATCTTCAAGACCTAATGCATCAGCTATTGCTCCGCCTAGTGTCGGTCCGCCATTTACAAATACATTTGCGGAAAAGGGTGTGTTACTGTGCGTTACTGCTGGCATTAGCTTGCTCCTGGACTATAATCTGTTGCAGGTGGCGCTGTGCTGCCAAATGCATTATTTGCGTCTTGTTCTGTAGATGATTGCGCTACTATTAATCCTGTCGCCGGATCAATTAAGTCTGCATTAGGATTAGCAAGTGTTGATGCTGTTTGTCCTTCAGGTCTTGCAAACATCCAACGCTTTCTTGGTGTTGATGCATTTGGTATACCATCAGGTGGTCCTGGAGGTGCACCTGCAACAACAAGCCCAGTTGATTCGTTATCAAAGCCTAGTTGTTCGCCTAAGGCAAACGGTGCTACTATTGTATTAGAGCCTCGAATTCCATCGTCTGGACCTGCTGTTCCCTTTGCTTCCCAATAGTATTGTCCTGCTACTCGTATTAATACTTTTAAGTCTGCTGGATCTTCTGTAGCACCTAGTGCAGCAATTATTGTTGTTCTTTCTGCATCTAAATCTGCATTACTGTCGCCGCTGGCTGCTGCAACTGCTGCACCATTAGGAAGTGTTCCTGCAACAACTGCGTCAGCTATTGCGGCTGCTGTATTACCTACTGCTGAACTCATACTAACTGCTAAAAGTGCTCGTTGGAAGTCATTTAGTACATTACTTGTAGCAATACCAGATTCTGGATCTTCTTGCAAAGTACGCAATAGTTTTACATCATCACGTATGCCTGTTAGTGCTGTAATAATCCGGTTGTATTCCGGAGTCATGTCTAAGTGTTGATATGGTGCTGGCATTATGCTGTGTTATCCCGTGTTTCCATGATGTCTACTAGATATTTTGGTGCGCTTGCAGTGTTTGTTGGTTTGCTTCCGCCCCAATATCTGTTTGACAGCACTCCATTAATTACACCTTGGGTTTGTCCTACCCAAGCAATGTCAACATGTATGTTACCATTACTCATATATCCATTACCACAGCCTACTCCAGTTGCTCCTTGAGCTTCACATGCTTGTATAAACTTTGTCATAATTGCAAGCTGCGTTGAATCGCTAGTATAAAGTCTATTTCCGTTTCCGTCTAGTAATCTAACATCTGCTGCGTAACCTTTGTCATGCCTATTTGATCCAACTCTGTTTTTACCTTTGACTCCGCCTTCACTTGCAGGAACTTGGCCGCCGCTAGTAATAACCACATCAACACCTGCTGTTATGGCTGCTGTCTGTAGTATTTCCCATAGCTGTGTTTGGATTGGTAGATTACGTACGCCGCCGAGTGCATATGTAACGTTGCCAACTCCTCCACCATCTTGGGGTACTATTTGGTCAAATGGTATACTACCTTCATAGTATACTTCGCCATTTTCGCCTTTAATAGCAGTTGCTGAGTTTCCATACCCTGGAGATTGTGATGACTGTTTGTTGCCACCTACAAAGCCACCTGCACTAGTTGTGCTGTTTCTTATTGCATTGTAATTAGCCGCACTTGTATTACCTAAGTTGGTTGGATTGCCAACTTCAGCATTAACTAAGTCTAAAATGTCTGATTGTTTTAGATTGATAAAGTCTCTTGCAGCTTTGGCAATGTTAGCAGGATTGTTTGCTACATTATCAGCTTGGCGTTGATAAATGCCTTTGCTTCTGTCATCGCCTCTGTCTGTAATAATACGCAAGTCTGATTGTATATCTTCAAACAAACTTGCTATCTCTGCTAGACATGCTTTGTGTGCGAGGTCAAAGTCAACGTGTACATGGTCGGCAGGTGCTGAGCCCGGATCGGTATCAATGTCCGGATGGTTAACAGTAGTCTTACCTGTTCCTTCTGCTGCACTATTTTCAAATACATTTGCGCCTGCTAATGACATTTACGTTCCTCTTTAATATATTTATCCGGGAATTTACTGAATCTGTATGTTGCTAGTAGCTGCTGTATATTGCTTTGAAATTTCGTCTTCTGTCTTAGCTCTACAACTTACTGCATGTGTTTGCAACTCAAACTTTGCGTCTGGCGATACACCAAACATAAAAGGTGCTAGACCTAATCCTTGCTGTTGCATAATTAATACCATTGGCTTATACAGTGTATATTCTGTTGAAGATTCGCCATCTAGCCTAGCTACTAATTCTTCGCCTGAGTTTAATTTAAATGAGACAATGTCTCCAAATTTCATTGGTGTTTCAATAAACATTATAGTGAGTGTCCTGTTCCGTTATAGTTAGTTTCTTCTAAATATGTTCCTAGCTTATCAAAGCCGCCGATATTAGTACTCCATACTTTAATTTGAGGAAATGTTCTTGCTCCTGGAAATGATTCCAGCACTTGTTCACGAGTAAAGTCTGTACCTAATTGTTTATAGGTATACTTTAACTTTCTTTGTTCACATAGTGCCTTTGCCATATCACAAAACGGACAAGCTGGCTTTCCCCAAATTTCAATCATAAACTAAATCCTTTGATAGAGTCTGTTGTTACGTCTTGCTTGATGCCGCCTACAATGTACGACTCGTTTTCTGTTTCTTGTGGTGCTACCTGTAAGCCTGAACTTGACAACCAATGCTGTGTCCATGGTAGCGGATTAGTATTAACAGGTGCATCAAAGATAGCGTTGTATCCTAGTGCTTTAAGTCTTCGGTTAGCAATGTATTCTACATATTGATTAAGTAGAGCAGCGTTAAGACCAATCATTGATCCGTCTTTAAACAAGTACTCAGCCCAATCTTTTTCTTCTGCAACACATTCGCGCCACAGTTCATATACTTCTGCTTCGCACTCTTTAGCAACCTTTGCCATTTCTGGATCATCTTTGCCTTGTGCCCACAACTTCAATACGTGTGTACTAAGTGCTAGATGTTGTGCTTCATCTCGAGCAATAAGACTAATAATCTTAGCACTACCTTCCATTAGCTTTAGTTCTCCAAAGCCAAATGTACAAGCAAAACTTACATAGAAACGCAAGCCTTCTAAGATGTTAACTGTCATCATTGCAAGGTATAGTTTCTTCTTAACTTCATACAAGCTACCTTCGCCTCTGTGATTAAATGCATCAGCAGCTTCAGTAAACTCGTCATAGTGTTTAGTAACACTCATTGCTCGCGCAATAATCTTGTCATCTTCTAAAATAGTATCAAACACTTCTGAAGGATCAGCATACACGTTTTTCATAATGTGTGTATAGCTACGTGAGTGAATTGTTTCAAAGAAGTCCCAAGTAACAATACAGCCTTCTAGTTCAGGAATTGAAACATGCGGCAAAAATGCTAGGCATGGACCACGTCCTTGGACACTGTCAAGTAGTGTTTGGTATTTTAAATTACTTGTAAAAATATGTTTTTGTTCAGGACGGAAGTTTTGAAAGTCTGCACGATCTTTCTGTAAACTTACTTCTTCAGGACGCCAAAAATAACCAAGCATTGTTTGATTAAGTTTATCAAACACTGGAAATTTAAACACATCATATCGCTGTGTATTCTGATCTGCTCCGAAGAACATATTTTGTTTTGTGAAGTCTACTTTTTCACGGTTAAAAACTGTCTTTGCCATTCTCTCTTTAAATCCTGTATGTGTATCTTACTCTATTATTATAGCGCAGTTGACTCTAATAGTCAACCACTAATTTATTATATATTACAAGCTTCACAATCTTCATCTTCAAACTCTAAACTTGCTGCCGACTGCATTAGCTGGTCTAATGGTTTTTCATCTTCTAACTCATTAGGATCTACTTTGTAATCATATGTGTTCTGATAGTAACTTGTCTTCCATCCCATCTTATAAGTTGTTAGTAGGTCAGTCATCATTACACTCATTGGCACCTCATTGTCTGGAAACTGTGTTGGATTATAACTCCAGTTGCCGCTAATTCCTTGATCAAAGAACTTTTGCATTACTGCAACTACATTAATGTATCCAGTGTTGCTAGGCATGTCCCACAACAATGTATAATGGTTCTTTAACGTTTGATACTGCGGAACAATCTGCTTAAGAGGCCCTTTCTTTGACTTTTTAACGGACAAGTATCCTCTAGGTGGCTCGATTCCATTGGTTGCGTTCGACACAACGGAACTGCTTTCTGAAGGCATTTGTGCGGACAATGTGCTGTGCCGTAATCCGTGCTCGAGTATGTCTGCGCGAAGAGTATCCCAATCA